GTGTCCTAGCGTTATTAAAAAACCTACCCCCCTTCGCAGAATTACACGATACGCACAAGGTTTGCAGGTTTGATTCGTGATCGGCATTGCCTTCACCAAACAAATGTCTTGGGACTATGTGATCCACTGAATTGCCTTCCATTCCACAAGCCTGACAGGTATGACCGTCACGTTGCAGTATGCGTTGACGTATCTTTCGCCATTGGCTTGTTGACCCAGTGTTTCGTAGTGCGCTTGCCATTAGTACCACCCATGCTGAATGTGCCATTCCCATGCCTTGCATTGGGTTTGGTAACGCTTGACATTATAACGAATCGTTGCGTCTATCTGTCTGTATGGATCAAGGTCACGATAATGGGTTGATCTCATTTGACCCAAACCATAATGCGAACCATTACGCGCAACGTATGACCACCGTGATTCCTTTGTGATGATCTTGTTAAAACACTGAAATTCCTTGTAATTAACTATTCGTGAATGTGCATAGAGTTTCAGCTGATCTATTGAATAGTTTGATGAATGTGCGTTGTGTATCCCTGTTGTCGAAGTAACCGCCAAAATGGCAATACTCGCCCATAAACGCTTACTGCGCTTCAGCGAACTAACCGCGGTGGCGGTTCGCTTCTCGCGAAGTAATCGTATCGTGCGTGTCAAATGTTTAATAACTTTACGCATAGGCTTGGGCGTGTCCCACAGGCTTTGAACACCTGTGCATAACTTCTGTGGATAACTATTCATTAATGTCACCTTGTTTCACGTGCCAGTTGTAATGACGCAATTTTGCTTTTTCCATTTGTCTTTCATTTTCTGTTTCAATCCAAATGTCGCAACGACATTGCCATTTCAAAATGATCATTGATGACCCCAGCCATTACCCTTAAATGAAATGCCAAATGTTGAGTAGACCCGACTCATGTTTTCTCCACAACAGATCGGGTTTCGTTCCTCATGGATTGACTTATCCACCTCAACACTGATTTGGCACACCTGGCATTTAAACTCATAGATTGGCATTTGAATCCCCTATCTGTGCAACCGTCATGCAACTGCACACTGTGCATTGGATCGTTTCCACACCTGGAGGAAGTAGATCGGTTATTTGATGAATCAGCTGCTTTGTTACCTTCTTGCATTTGCGACATTCAAATTGCACTGTGTCCATAGGTTGATCTCCTTAGGTTTTCAATGGGCTGAAGGTTGATTTGTGTGACCCACCAATTTGGTTGTTTGGAATGGCGATAGCGTGGCTTCTTTGCCATTGCTATTGGTATCCAGCCGGCAATGAAATAGTGGGGTGCTTGACCTGTAACTAACACGGCAATGTCGTTTGGTCTGTCGTACTCATGGACGATCAACTGACCTGCAACGTACTTTGTCCAGCGTACTTCAATGGCATTTCCAACGTCTGCCTTGTGTTTTAACTTTTGTTCGTATGGGTCAAATGGAAGGTCAAAGTATTTTGCCACGACCCATTCGCTACCGATTGCTTCAGCGGTTTCGACCAGGTATTCATAGGTTGTTAAGTCCTTTTGATACCGCTGCGGGTTATCGGTATTTTTGTGTGTATCTGCTTCCCACTTAATAGCAGCTAACAGGCAGATCATTTGTTCGTCATGCGTCAAGTGCATTTTCATCTGCAACCAGCGCAAAACCAAATTATCTTTTCGTTGCCGTATCCCTTTTGGTATCCAAACGCGTCAAATTTTGTCAGCATTGAACACTTATCGCATTGTTCGATCTTGTATTCCTCAACCACCACGCCGTTTTCTAGCAACTTTCCGATCATGGTTTGTGGGTTCAAAATCTCCATAAAATCACTCATGGTTATACCTGCGGCTTCCATTTGCCGTCACTGCTAAGCACGTGCCAACGCGGTGTGCATTGGGTTGCCTTTGTGCGTTCGGTGCAGAAATACCCGCCCCAGGTTTTTGGTGATCCGTCATGTGATTGTTTCCAAACCATGTGACCATGATTGCACTGGGGTGCTTCCTTTACTAATTCACCGCCTAGCTGCTTTGCGATTGCGTCCATGCTTGAACCCAGCGTTGGAACGTCGGATTCGCCTAATTCCTCTTTTGTTTTGGCACTAGGAACGTCACCAAATTTGGTTGTCCAATAGTCATAATCCTTCTCAGCATTAGCGACTGTCAATGACGTCCTTTCCACCTGTTCCATGACTTCGCGGGTTGTTCGTTCAGCCCCACCCATGACCAATTGTTGAACGCGCATGATCGCACTGGTCACTGTGTCCTCAACAAACCAACGTTTCATATTGGGTTGGTACGCACCCTGATAGCCGTAGGCAAAATCTGTACCCGCTGGAACAACGTCGTCATAATGACGATACGCCTTCGCTTCAACAAGGACGTAACCCTTCTCAGCACTAAATTCGACGATCCGTGTTTCGATTCTGCCCAATGGGTATGTGGAATTCCAGCGGGTCAAACGTGCAAGGCTTGCTTCGTAATTATCCAAGAAACCCATTTATTTGACCGCCTTCTTTGATGAGGCAATGTGGCGACTTACTGCACGACCACGAATGTAACCTTCTCGCTTGCCTTCCTTGAAACCAATGGCGTAGCCAATTGCAGCGGCTAAAACCATAAGGAAAACTATTCCAACCAAACGACCCAATGTTGCTGGGTCAAGTAGATCAAGTACCATTTTGAATTCTCCCGATTCTTGGTGATAGGACTACCACCTAAACATAGGGTGAAGCACGATCAACGCGCCGTCAAGAACCTTGCGTGTTTGTCGGCGTGTCTGTCGGCTTTGGCTTGGATTTCAGTCCGTTTCCAGCAAGTACCCCGCCCAATGATCCAGTCAGGAAAATCGCCAATGTTTTCAAAAGGTCAATAAATGCAGCGTCGTTGGGTGCTTGTGCGCCAATTGGTTGTGTGACAAAAATAAGCGCATAAGTAATCCCCAGGGTTACGATTAAAAACACCGCCGCAAGGGTTGTGCCAATTATCAAAATCAGCTGCGCGTGGACGTCCTCAGGGGTTCGGCGTCGGGTTGACCTGTGTTGTTTCGAAGCCAAGTATGTCGTCAGTGCATGTTCCAGTGGGGAGACATTGCGGTTTTTGACATTCGGGTTTTGCCCAGTTTTCAAATTCTTGACATTCATAACGTGTCCAACCCTGATAACCGCAAGCAGATAGCCCCAACACTGACCCCAGTGCGAGGGCTATCGCCGCAAGTTTTCGGGCTACTTCCCCGATAGTCCGAAACTTTGATCTTTTGGGTTTAACCAGCGCAAAATGACTGGGGCAACCGCTGCCACACCTGCCATTGCAAGTGTCTTTGGATCAGTAACGCCAGCCATGTAAAGGGCTAACGCTGCCGCCATGAATGATCGCGCCCATGACGCGGCTACTGCTTTGGCTTTGTCCATTTTTTTGTTTTCTCCTTTGTCGGCTTGTCTCCCGATTTTGGCATTTCGATTGTTGGAAATTCACCCTTGTATGGGGCAAACTTTGGAATTCCAAACCCAACAATTTCTGTCCCGATTTTTCGAACCTTGACCATGACCATGCCACCGTTGCGTTGGTCGCCTGTCCCGCTGGTGTTGCCTTCAATAGTCACGCATTGCTTGTCGTCAATTAACCCGACAACAATGCCGACGTGTGAAATGCGATCAACGCCGTCATGTGGAAAGTCCATGAACGCTATGTATCCCAATTGCGGCATGTTTGACCAGCGGTTAATCTCTTTAAATTTATGCGCGCCGATTGCAGTGCCAACCACTGAATGAATTTTCACACCTGCTTGTGCAGCACACCAATTCACAAATGATCCGCACCAGGGCAAACCGTCTGCCTTTGTAAATTTGCCGTACTTTGTGAGGTTGTCGCCTTCCTCAATTGTTCCTATTTCAGCTGCTGCGACTTCGATCAGTCGTGCGTTTGTATTGTCAGGAAATTTGGACATAGTGTTCCTCATTCTCGCAATTCCATTGCGCTATTGCTTCATTCAAAATTGCTTCGTCATGGCATTTTGGCGGGATAAATGCGTCAAGTGCTTCGTCATAAGTAAAACCAATGCCTGCATAATTCTTGCGAATGTTGGCGTTGTATGAGGTTTGCTTCCAAACGCCACCAAATAATTCAACTGCAAATTGTTCGACATTTGGTTCGTAATCATTTGAAATCACAATGACTTCAGTGACGACGTTATTTTCGTTTAATCTTGCTGCATGCGCCATTAGAATGTCACCGTTCCTGATCCAGTCCATTGGTAAATTCTGTATCCACCGCTTGTTGTGATTGTTGGTGATCCAGTTGTTGCAACGGCTAAATCAAAAGTATCAGGATAACGAATCGCAACAAAACCTGAACCGCCTGCACCTTTGTCACCTACTGAACCATTTCCTCCACCTGCGCCGCCGCCTGTGTTCGCTGTTCCATTTGCCCCAGTAGCCGCACCAGTTGCACCGCCGCCTGTGCCGCCCGCTGCATAAAAACTGCCTTGTTGTCCATAAGAAACACCACCGCCACCGCCACCGCGTGTAACTGATGATCCAGTTATTGACGACGCTGAACCGTTGCCGCCTGCACCTGGTGCACTGTTTGCACTGCCTCCATTGCTACCGACTGCGCCCGCACCACCACCGCCACCGCTTACGTTTTGATTTTGTCCAGACAATGATGTCGCACTGCCGCCGTCGTTACCTTGCCCTGAAGTGCCTGCGCCGCCTGTGCCGCCGCTGCTGGCGTTATTGCTTATGCCGCCGCTACCTGATCCACCAGCAATACCAGCATTTTGGCTAAAACCGTCTCCACGTCCACCGCCTGTTGATGTAATACTAGAAAACACCGAATTTGAACCATTTGTGCCTTGAGTACGACCGCCGCCAGCATTGACGTTACCAGCCGTACCGCCTGCACCTACGGTCACTGTTATCGCTGATCCTGCGCTGACGGCTAAACCAGTGGCAGTTCGATAACCACCAGCACCTGCGCCTGAATGGAGACTGCCGCCACCACCTGCAATAACCAAGTATTCAACGGTCGTTGGCGGGTTTATTCGCAACCTTCCGCCGTCAATGATTCCCAAGATAGGCATTAGGCAATGTCTCCAATGACGTACCAGGTATCTGTTGCAACCTTAATTGCAGTAAGTGCAGCGTATTGGTTGCGGCATTTTGGTGCTGCTGCAGTTGCTGCATTTGAAAGAACCGTTGTTGTGCCTGGTGTAGCAGCTGAAACTGTTACCTGACCCGCACCGATTTGGATCAAGTTAATTTGTGTTCCAACGGCAAACGCCGCAGTTGCATTTGTTGGGATTGAATATGTCTGCGCTGAAGCATTGGAAGCAGTTACCAATTTGCCGTTATCAGCCAAAACAAACGTGTAAGTTGTGCCAGTTTGTGCGTTCAAAGCAAGGTTAATAATTGGTGCGGTCAATGTCTTGTTTGTCAATGTCTGCGAGGTTGTTAGATCAGCAGTGACGGCAGTGTCAATTGAAACCGTGACTGTACCTGATGTGCCACCGCCTGAAATACCTGTGCCAGCGGTGACGCCTGTTATATCTCCAGGGTTTGCAGTAGTCCAAATGAAATCCATGTCAGTGTTTGAATTCTTGGCAAGCACCTGACCAGTCGTGCCACCTAATAGATCAGCCATTGAAGTGGCTACGGCTTGACCAAACACTTCAAAATCGGCTGGCAGATCAGTGACCAAATCCGTCGAAGTTGGCATTTGCCATGAAAACGGTGTTGTTGGATTACTCATAATTTATCTCCTTCTCAGGCAACAATTGTTGCATTTTCCCAGTCCAATGTCGGCGACACGCTATTCCATTTTTCAGTGATTGGAACGTCGTTCCACTGCATTGCCTGTAATGAGTAGGCAAGCGGTGAAAGTAGCAATGTCACTGAAAGTTGGTTGTATGAGGCTTGAAACGACCAGCCTTCGACAAATCCCTGAAACGTACCTGAACTCATGTTTAATGGCAGATTGTTCAATGCTATTGCTTCGCCCATAAAAATGTTGATTAGGTTGTCGCGGTCACTATCGTCCAATTCGGGGTTTGTCAGGTCAAATGTGATTTCACTAAAAATGGGTCGTGGTTGGGCGCGCAGTGATAGGTAGAAATTTGCTTGTGCTAATGCGTCGGCTGAATTGTGCAGGGTTGTTGAAATAATTTGACCAAGTACGCCATAACTAGAAATTGAAGCGGCGTCGCTGGCAGATTGTTCGCTGCTGCTAGTTGCGCCGTATTTGATTGTTAGTGAATTTCGAACGTCACCAACGCGGGTTTGAATTCTTAACCCAGCGGCGCGGGCTTGATTGCCGTCTAGATCAACGTAGCCGTTTGTTGCAAGGTAAGTGCTTCGGTGTGTGCTATCGGCGTATCCAATCCGTCCTTGCGCGTCCTCATAAAGATACCCCAAACCTGATGTTGCCAACGCTGAAACCAGTGAATAAACGTCGGTTCGGTTTGATGATCTAGCTGCCAATTCATAATTTCCTGGCTGATCTATTTCACCAAGTCCGTTGTTTTCAGCGTTTGCCCACGTTGTTGTGTTGGGTGTGTATGTTCCCCAAGTGACTGCGCCAGCAACCTCAGCCCAAGTCCCAAACAAAACATTACGTAAAATCGCATAAATCTGATCGCCTTCAAAATCTTTTGCTAGTACGCCGTTGGTCAATGCTTTTGGCAAACGTGCCAATGCACCAAGTGCGGTGATCGAATAGGTTTGTGTGAACATTCTTGAACCAACGTCAAGGATTTCCAAACCAATGTCCACGACATTACCGCCAAAAATAGCAACGTATGCGCCTGAAGTGTCTTTGATTGAGACGCCAATTGTCGAGTTAATCGAAACTGGGATCGTGGTTTGTGAGACGTCCAGCAGCTGAATGTTGACGTATCCCGCTTGGGCTTGTTCATAAATGTTTGTTCGTCCGCTTGAAATGGAAAGGTTTGCCAAAACCGCCGTTGTATAAGCAACGCCGTCAATTTCAACCTTCCAAACTGGACTCCATTGGGTCATGTGAATTGCAGGTTATTTGCGCCACCTGTACCGCGATAGAAACTGTTGTTTAAAACGTCAATAATAGATCGGGCAGTGCCTTCGCGGTCAATTGCACCGTTGACCGTGATGTTGATTGTTGTGCCACCCATGCCGTTATTTGGCGTAATCCTGCCGCTACCTGACGGCGTAAATAATTCGGGACCACGTTCGCCCACTATGTATGACGTTCCGCCCATGACTGGACCGCCTACTGCCCTGCCGCCGCCATAGTCAAATGATTCATTGAAAGCATTGCCTGCTTGGTTGTTAAAAATAGCAGTACCCAATGGACCAAGCAAGTTTTTAAGAATTGGGTTCGTACCCATAAACTTAATAATTTTTTCTAGTCCTTTATAGACTTTTTCAATTATGTTAGCCCAGGTAACAAAATACTCAATAAGACCCACTATTGCGTAACCAAGTGCCGTGATAACAGCAACCAAATAATCACCCATTGCTGGACCAATGTATTTTTTGATGAATTCCCAAATCTGTTTCATAACGTTATAGAATGGTTGCAGTTCGTCGGAATTTTCTGCAATGGCTTCTTTGATTCGGTTAAATGCTTTTTTCAATGCTTCGACTGCCGGGGTTATAATTGACACTAAAAATGGATAAACTTCCTCAAAAAGAAATTCGTACCACTTCATTAAGATTGGCAACAAGTTTTCTTCGAAAAACTTCCAAAATTCTTTAAAAACTGGTCCAAGAGTTTTGCCTATAGCGTCAGCAAACTTTTGAATTGCGGGAACTCCCTTGTCAACAAACCAGGTCAACAATGGGGTGATCGCTTGTAAAATGTACGATCCGATTGTTTCCTTTGCTTCATCAAATGCGACATTCAAACGTTTCAGTTTGCCTTCAAACGTTTCAGTTTGCGTTGTAGCCTGACCTTCAAATGTTTTTGCTAGTGCGGCAGTAGCTGCGTCAAAGTCTTTTGTTTTCAAAATGCTTTCGTCAATGCCACCACCCAGTTTTTTTAGGGCAGTGAAATTGCCGTCGTGTGCCTTTGCTAGTGCTTCGGAAACCACACTTAATTCCTTACCTGTACCCGCAGAAATGTCCAATGCAAGTTGTTGCAGTTGCTGGGCTTCGGTGACGTTTTTCGTACTTCTCACTAGGCGATCCAGCGACGGACGCAAAACGTCGTCGGTGATTCCGTTAGCCAATGATGTTTTTGTTATGTACGCCTCAGTTGCTGCAATCTGTGCATTGGTTGCACCAGTAACGTTTTCAAGTGTTTTGGCTAGTTTGTCCTGTGCGGCTTCATCTGCAATTGCAGCCTTAACGCCGTCAATGAGTAATTTGCCCGCATAAACGGCAACCGCAGCAGCGGCGGCGGCAAACGCCAAACCTGCCTTCTTGGAGAAATCTCCCAAACCGCTAGACGATTTTTTAACGTCGTCGTCTGCTTGGTTCAGGGATTTTCTAAGATTGTCAACGTCACCAAGAATGGTAAGTTTAAGAGTACGTGAACCGCCTATTGCCATTTCACCACTCCTTTAGAATTCGACTGAAAGCATTTTCCCACTCATTTATGATGTGGGGTTGTTCGGCGCGCAGGGTTGGATAGATAAACCAGCCACGTGACCCACGAC